GGGCCCAGTCCTTCTCCTCGCGAGTCAGGAATATGACCGGCGGATTCATGGCCGCCTGATATTCATGATTGAAGTGCCAGCGCCCGCCCCAGCCTTTCGAATAGTCGATATAGGGGCGGCAGCCTGCATCGTTGCGGTGGACGACGGTCAGCTCGCCCGGCTGCATTTCGCCATCCGGCGGGATCACCGCCGGGTTGCCTTCCCAGACTTCATGCCATCGATGATCGCGATGGCGGCCGACGATCTTCACCCGACGGGCGGATCGTTTCCATATTGCGTATGCTTCGCCGCCTGCCAGAAGTTCATCGCCTATGCCCAAATCGCCTCGCTGCCTGCGGGCTCGATTCCGAGCTTCGTTGATCTGATCTCGACGACGCCGTATCGCTTCGCCGACGGCGCCTGCATACCCGAACCATCGACATATATCCGATCATCCTCGTTTAGGTCATAAGTCCAGACATATCCCTCGTCGACGGACGCGGCCCAGCACTCGGGAACATAGAGGCCGTCGAGGAAGGCGACGAGGCCCCCCTGCGGCCAATTAGGTGGGTCGTTCTTGTGGACGTTGCAGTAGCGAACATCGGTCGGCTCCGTGTCCTCTAGCGTATAGGTTTGCATCATGGCACCATTATCACGTCGGAGCCGAAGTCCCGGACGATCGAGTAGTCGAGCGCCTCAAGCCACCTGACCGACTCTCGATAAGGGACCGAGTACGCCCGATCGCTGACGCCCTTCTGGGTTTCCAGGACGATCACGGGACGCGCTGCCAGGATTGTCTCCTTTGCCCCGAGCAGGACCTGAAGCTCGTAGCCCTCGACGTCTAGCTTGAGGAGATCGACGTCGGTGAGGCCCTGCTCGTCGAGGCGGTGGACCTCGACCGGGACGCTGGCCTCCACGGGGATAGTCGGGGTCATGATCCGCCAAGCCCCAAGGTTGCTCGTTCGGCCTCCGATCGAGAGCTTGGCCCGCACGTCTCCGAGGGCGACTTGGTGGAGCTTCACGTTGAGCGCAGCCGCGCAGTTTTCGACGAAGCACTGGCAGTTGGCCGGGTGAGGTTCGAATGCCTCTACCCGCTTAAATCGGGCCCAGAGCGTCCGGCTCCAGAGTCCGACGTTGGCGCCTACATCGACGAAGCGACGACGACGAGCGTCGAGCCCGACATCCGGCGCCTCCCCTAGAAGCCTCACGTGGTCCATCGCGCGGTCCATGATGACGCCCTGATAAGGATCGGGATGCCAGGCGCGGATCAGCCTCGCCATTTCCACATCGCTCTCGGGCAGCTTCCAACCTTCGACGTCCATCATAGCGGGATCTCCTTCCGGGGCTGGCTCTCGGTCAGATAGTAGGCGCGCACGGTTGGGGTTTTAAAGTGGTTGCCCTGCCGCACGACGACCTCAGTCAAATCTCGGGCCAGGGCGCGAAGCTCGGCGTCTTGTTGGTGGATCGTCTTTTGTTCGTCGGTCGTAACTTGGACCTCGATAGAATATCTCACGGCAGATACTCCGGATCGACCGACAGGAAGTAATCCTCCTGGAGCGCTTTTCGGACGCGATATCCGAGGCCGAGGCCGACGACAAAATCGCAGGCCCCGCCGGGCTCGTAGCCGTAGCGCTCGGCGTGGCCATGGTTGGTCTTTTGCTCGATGATAAGGGCCGGACGATGCCTTGTCAGCGTCTCCCTGGCGCCCTGAAGGACCATCAGCTCGTAGCCCTCGCAGTCGAGTTTGATCGCGTCGACGTTCTCGAAAGCGATGCTATCCAGCGGGACCATCGCGCAGGCGCCGCGGGGGATTGCCTCGCCATGCTGGGGCTCGCCTTCGACGACCTGGGTGTCGCCCGAGCTGCCGGGGGTATAACAGGCCAGCTCGACCAGTTGCTTATCCTCGGCGCCGAGGGCGATCGCGTGCATGGTCCAGTTGGCGAAGCCTTCCAGGTTGAGATCGAAGCATTCGCGATGCTCGACGACCGGCTCGAATGCTTGGACATGATCGAAGTCGATGCACGCGACTCTCGACCACAATCCAACATGGGCGCCGACATCGATGAAGGTCCGTCGGCGATCGTCGGCCCAGCGCAGCAGCTCTTGATATTTGTGATATTGATAGGTGCCGCGCCCAGCGACGACCGGCGAGTGATCCCGGATCATCATGACGAGATGATCCTCGCCAGCGGGCAAGTGAATGCCGTTAATCTGCTCCATCGTCTTCGTCCTTTCGGTTGGTGATTGCCGCCTCGGTTTCGCCTTCCCTGAATCCATAGCGCTCCCGCCAAGCCTTCGTGAGGCATTCCGGGCAGATGTGTTGCCAGACGCTTCCGGGCGTATCGTTGTCGCAGCGCCAGCCATCGTCGCGAAGCTGGGAAATCACGTCTTCCCTTAGCGCGCCATCTACGATGCGCGACTCGTCGCATTCCTGGCCGTTGCAAAGGACGGTGAATTCGCGGCCGCCCATCGAGTGGATGGTCACCTAGCCATGCTCTCCTTGTTGCCGTCGATCGTCATCGTGAAGGCCCCGCGCTCCCAGGTCGCCCAGCCATCAGCCGTCGGCTCGCCCGGCACCAGCGCCTGGGTCCACATAATCCTCACGTCGCTATAGTCGACGTCGACGATCGATGTGGACCCGTCGTCGTGGGTGACAATCAGCCTGCCCTGGAGTCTCATGCCGGCAGCAGCTTGTCGATCTGCCACCAATTCTCGACTGCCCGCCCGTCGGCGGCGACGTAATGCAACAGGGCTTGGGGCTCGCAAGCGGTGAAGATTGCCAGGCCGATGATCCTTCCCTTCTCGCCCGACGCCACGATCTTGGCCTCCATCCCGAGCTTAAACGGTAGCTCTGCCAACTTATCCATAGGTCTCTCCTTCCTGGTTCATATCGATCAGCCACGTCCAGGCGAAGCCCGAACGCATTTCGTCTAGGGTCCACTGGTTCGACGCCAGGACCTCGGCCCAGAGGCGGCGACCAGGTGGATAGAACGGCTCCTCGATCTGAGAGAGCTGACTGCGGCCCATCGTCAAGGCCGCGCACGGCCCCACACAGAAGACGGGCACGCCGTGCAGCACCGCCTCGACGGCGGCGTTGCTCACGTAGGTCACGAGGGCGTGGCAGTTGTAGAGGTCAAGCTGGAGCGGTCTGGGCTCGCCGTCGGGCAGCCGCGACCGAACTCTCAGCTCCCGGTCGGTATGTTGGCCCAGCTTGTGAGCGATGCTGCGCGTCCAGCCCCGCTCGGTGAATCCGTTGAGCCGGGCGAAGGCGTCGTCGGGCGGGCAGATCAGAACGTGCCGGCCTCCCCGCTTCCACCCTCTGATCTTGACGCCGAATCGGTCGAGCCGCCTGGGCATCGACGGTCCGATGCCAAGGTGTTGCTTGGCGCCGCGGGTGATCCTGAAGTACTCGCCGCGGCCAAAGTAGGCGTGGTCGACGTAGTAGTAGGGAACCTGCGTGGCCCTCAGCTTGCGATAGACGTGGTGGATGGGTGGGGCGAAGAAGCCGGCGCCTGGTGCCAGGAGATCGACCTCGTGGTCGGCCGGGTCCCAGAGGATCGGGGCGCCGCCGGCTCCGATGGAGAGGGCCGACGCGATCCTGGATGACGATGGAGCCTCCAGGGCTCGCGTACCGTAGATCGTGACCTCGCGCGGCTGCGGTGCCCGGGCCACGCCTACCGCCTACGCCCTCGCCGGCGCTGCTGCCCCTTGGGCTTGTCCTCGGGGGGAGGGACGCGAACGACGAGCCCCATCGCAATCATTTCGAGAGCCTTCTTTTCTGGCACTTGCTCGGGAACATCATAGGTGGCGCCGGCCTTGAGCGTCATCGTCATGTTTCGGAGCAGCCGGACGCTGACGTTGATGCCGCCCTTGGTGGTGATTTTCACCCAGCCAGTTCCTCGGCGCTGATCGTCTCGACGTCGCCGGCGCCGATCGTGACGGTCTCGCGCACCGGTGCTCGAGTGCCATCGGGGAGCAGCTCGACGCTCGGACTGATGTCCTCGTCGGCCGGCCGGACAATCGCTCGGGCGAACTTGCCGGCGATCCAATCGGCCGCCACATCATCCGGGATCTCTCGGCGTTCGCCTGGCTTGCAAAGAATCTCGGACGGCGAAGTGACGTCTTCCATCTCGCCCGTTTCCTTGTCGCGGACGGACTTGGTCACGTCCTCGCCGAATAGCTTGCAAGGTTTCAGGATCTCGACGCGCATAAAGCCTCCTCGAGCTGCATCATTGGGAAGACCGTCAGGGCCGACCCCGGGGTAGCGTTAACGCACTCTACACCCCGCTGATGAAGCGGATCAACCAAGGTCTGGAAAGCCGGCCGAAACATAGTGACGTATTTATCAGGATCGCCGGTGCGGCCGGGGTGATTTCCAAACCAATGCGATCGGCCGCCCCGCGCCTCGGTCTGGTCGTAGCCTAGCAAGATGATCCGGCTGGCCCCGAGATGGACGGCAATCTGGATCGCCTGGTAGCCGCCATTGTGGCCGGTGAATATCTGCCATCGATGTTCCGGGATGCCATAGTCGCCGAGCCGCTGGAGCAGCCCGACGCCAGGATGGCGCGGCGGGACTTGGGCGTCGGACGTCAGCCGCAGCATTCCCTTGAGCAGCGCCGCGGCCGGATGCCAGTTCCACCATTCGAAATCGCAGCCATAGAGGACGTCCAGTCTGGGCGCGATGCGATAGGCGTCGTTGATTCCGATGACTGCATTGGCATGGG